CAGGCTATAAGGTAAGAGAACCCGGTAAGATATTCTCTTGGAAAGGAGACTCTCAAAGTTCTGGCTTATTCGGACAACAAGCCTTTCAGGATGGTGGTAAATATATTACTATCACTGAGGGTGAGTGTGATGCGATGGCAACCTTTGAGCTTATGGGTTCTAAGTGGCCTGCCGTATCTCTAAAGAACGGAGCTTCGGGTGCTGTTAAAGATATAAAGAAAAACATCGAGTATCTTGAATCTTTTGATACTGTTGTCATTGCGTTTGATAATGATGCTCCCGGTAAGGAGGCGGCTAAGAAAGCAGCTAAGCTTCTTACCCCCGGTAAAGCTAAGATCATAAATCTTCCCGCTGACTTTAAAGATCCTAATGAGATGCTTAGGAAAGGTCAGCATGAAGCTTTTATGACTGCGTGGTGGTCTTCTAAAGTTTATACACCCTCCGGTGTCATTAATGTTTCTGATAACATTGATAGACTTTCTAACAGAGAAAAGAAAGAAAGTGTTCCCTACCCTTGGGATGGTCTCAACGAGAAACTCTATGGCTTGCGTCAAGGAGAGATAGTTACTCTTACAGGCGGAACAGGCTTAGGTAAATCTAGTATTACACGAGAGATAGAACACTGGCTCTTAGATAAAACTGAGGATGGTGTAGGTATTATTGCACTTGAAGAAAGTTGGGAACGTACCGTCGATGGTATTATTTCTATTGAGGGTAATAAAAGATATTATATTGATCAGGTACGTGAGGAAGATAGTGCCGAGTATCTTAATATCAGTAGAGATTACAGTACCAGAAACAAAGATAAGCTCTGGATTTATTCTCACTTCGGTGCTAGTGATGTAGAAGAGATCATGTCTAGGATTAGATACATGATCGTAGGCTGCGATTGTAAGTGGATCATTGTAGATCATCTACATATGCTTGTGTCAGCCTCAGACGAAAGCAATGAAAGGATGTTAATAGATCGTATTATGACCCAGCTTAGAAAGATTGCAGAGCAGACTGGGGCTGGTCTTATATTGGTGTCCCATCTTAAAAGACTGGATGGTAATAGGGGCCATGAAAATGGTGTCGAGGTAAGCCTAAGTCACTTAAGAGGCTCTGGAGGTATTGCACATATATCTGATTGTGTGATAGCATTAGAACGTAACCAGCAATCTGACGATCCTATGGAAGCTCAGACAACCCAGCTAAGAATTCTTAAGTCTAGGTATACAGGCGATGTAGGCCCAGCCTCTGCCTTATACTACGACAAAGATACAGGCAGGTTATCTGAGATATACAAGGAAGAAGAGGAGGAACTTTGAAGTCCTTAGTATTCGATATTGAAACAGACGGTGTTGACGCCACTAAAATATGGTGTATGTCTCTGTTAGATGTTGATACAGAAAAGCAGAAATCTTTTGGACCTTCCGAATTATCGGAAGGTCTAGAAGAACTTATGTCTGCTGACAAACTGATAGGCCATAATATAGTTGGCTTTGATGTCCCTGTTATCAAAAGGCTAACAGGTATAGATCTATATGATAAGACCCTTGTAGATACTTTAGTATTATCCCGTTTATTTAATCCTGTACGTGAAGGTAATCACGGCTTGGAAAGGTGGGGCTATGCTTTAGGATCTCCTAAAATTGAGTTTGAAGAATATGATCGCTATTCTAGCGAAATGCTTAAGTATTGTGAGCAAGATGTATACTTAAATTATAAAGTATACGAAGCTCTTAAAAAAGAATCTAAAGGATTTTCAAAAGATAGTGTTGACTTAGAACATAGGGTTTATAATATTCTCAATATTCAAAGAGATTTTGGTTTTCTTTTAGATATAGAAAGAGCAACTATGCTCTTAGGAGAATTAAATTCTGAGCAGTTCCTTACTGAAAAGGAAGTTAAAAAGGTTTTTATTCCTCGGAAAACCAAGCGTAAGATATATCCTAAATTTAAAGCTGACGGAAGCTTGTCCCGTATAGGTAAAGATACAAGTAATAAAGGAGTTCGCCTAAACGAAGAGGAGTGGAAAGAGCTTTCAAATAAACCCTATATAACTAGGTATTATTCTGAAGAGTTTAATCCGGGGTCTAGGAAACAAATAGGAGAATATCTTCAAGAGTTTGGCTGGAAACCTAAAGAGTTTACAGCTACGGGACAGGCCAAGGTAGACGAAAAGATATTATCTAAAATTAAAAATATTAAAGAAGCAGCATCTATTGCTAAATACCTTATGTTACAAAAACGTATAGCTCAAATAGACTCTTGGCTAAAAGTAGCACATGAGCAGACAGGTAGGGTACATGCTTATGTAAACCATAACGGTACTATCACTGGTAGAATGACACACAGAAGTCCTAATATGGCTCAGATACCGAGCATATCTTCTTCTTACGGAAAAGAATGTAGAGAGTGCTGGTCTGTACCGGAGGGATATAAACTTGTTGGTATAGATGCCAGTGCTTTAGAGCTTAGGATGCTTGCTCATTACATGAATGATGAGGAGTACACTAATGAAATTCTTAACGGAGACATACACACCGCTAACCAAAAGCTTGCAGGACTTAAATCAAGAAGTCAGGCTAAAACTTTCATCTATGCGCTCCTCTACGGAGCAGGAGATGAAAAAATTGGAACAGTGGCAGGAGGAGGCAGAGAAGCTGGTAAAAGACTTAGAAAGCATTTTGTCGATAATCTACCATCATTTAAGGCTCTCAAGAATAGAGTTGCAAGAGCGTGCAAAAAAGGATACCTTAAAGGATTAGACGGGCGTAAGATATTTATAAGGTCCGAGCATTCTGCTCTTAACTCTTTACTGCAAGGTGCTGGAGCTATTGTAATGAAGAAAGCTTTGGTAATACTTGCTGATAAGCTTAAAGACAAAGATGCTCATTTTGTTGCTAATGTACATGATGAGTGGCAGATAGAAGTTAAAGAAGATATTGCTGACTTAGTTGGTCAGCTAGGTGTGGAAGCTATAAGAGAAGCGGGAGAGGCTTTAGAACTTAAATGCCCCCTAGATGGTGAATATAATGTTGGTAACAACTGGGCTGAAACTCATTAATACATTTTAGGAGACACTATGAAACTAGTAAATATTCAAAAAGATTTATTTTACAATACCCCTGAACAAAAAGAATTGCCTATGGATAGGAAGACAAGGTATGAGACTGTAGAAAAGAATCCTCAGGGTAAGGACTATCGTCTTCATATGTTACGTATGGCTAAAAAGAGAGCGCGTAGACGTAACATTTTCTTTGATCTAAACCTAGAAGATATTAAAATAGGTACACACTGTCCTATCTTAGGTCTTAAATTTGAAGTAGGTATGGATAACTGGCAGAACTCTCCCTCTTTAGATCGAATTGATAACAACAGAGGGTACGAATCAGACAATGTTATTGTTGTTTGTATGATGGCAAACACTATTAAAAATCAAGCTACTCCTGATCAGATCAGAAAGGTCGCTGATTTTTATAGCGAAAAGTAAACTATGTCTATAGTAGAGGACATATATAAAAAGATAGCTCCCTTAGCTAGTGGAGAGGATTTAAAGATCCCTGAAAAAGTCATAGATGATTTCGGGGAAAAAATTAAAGAAGCCCTTAGAGCTTGGTCTTCTCCTCATAAGCAAACTAAAGGTTTAAGGATGTCTAATATAGGCAAACCTGCCCGTCAGTTATGGTTTGACAATCTTTATAATAAGTCGTCTACTCAGTCTTCTTCTTTGCAAATCAAATTTTTATATGGTCATATCCTAGAAGAACTTCTTCTTATGCTTGTTCGTATGTCTGGACATAAAGTAACAGATGAACAGAAAGAAGTTGTAGTCGATGGTATAAAAGGACATATAGATTGTAAGATAGACGGGGAAGTAGTTGACATAAAATCAGCCTCTGGGTTTGCTTTTAGTAAATTCTCTAAAGGTATCCTCCCAGAGGATGACCCCTTCGGTTATATATCCCAGCTTACTGGATATGAAGAACATGAAGGGACAGACAATGGTGGTTTCTTGGTTATCAATAAAGAGACCGGGGAGTTATGTTTTTATCAGCCTGAAGAACTTGATAAGCCTAATATAAAAGAAAGAATAAAAGATCTTAAGCATAAACTTAAGCTTGCTTCTCCACCAGAACTATGCTATGCTCCAGTACCTGAAGGCAAATCAGGTAATATGAAGCTTCATAGAAACTGTGTGTATTGCCCTCATAAATATGTCTGCCATAAGGACGCTAATAATGGTGAAGGTCTGAGAACCTTTAAATATTCTAGGGGTCTAGTCCACTTCACTAAAATTAAAAAAGAACCTAAGGTAGACGAAATCTATGAACAAAAAGCAGGTTAAGAAATTGAATAAGAAGGCAGAAGAAGTTCTGATAAAATGGTTAAAAAGTATTGTACCTGAAGAAGACAAAGATAAAATTAATGAGGGCAATTACAAAACCTTCCTGCCGGAAGCTCCTTATTTTGTACGGAAAAGAACTAGGAGAAATTCTTTCTTTACCTTTAAATGGGCTAAGAGGAAAATCAAAAAGCTGTATAAGCAGGGTATGCCTCTTAAAAACATAAAGGATATTAGATGTCTCCAAGAATTAAATCAGGTGTGAGAAAAAGGAGGGCTAAGAGACCCGTAGAAAAAAATGTAGTTAAAGGCTATGATTCTAATTGGGAGTATGAGTTACATACAGGAATACTAAAAGATTGGGTTGTGCATACAGAACAGTCTGACTATATAGTAGAGCATACTTACCACCCAGATTTCATACGAAGCTTTGGTAATAAGAAAATTTATTTAGAAGCAAAAGGAAGATTCTGGGATTATGCAGAACACAATAAATATGTATGGATTAAAAAAGCTTTACCTAAAAATGTAGAATTAGTATTTTTATTTGCTAATCCTGCGGCCCCCATGCCTGCGGCTAAAAGAAGAAAAGATGGGACTAAGAGGTCTCATGCTGAATGGGCAGATGCTAATGGTTTTAAATGGTATAGTGTGCATAATATACCTAAGAAATGGATAGATGACAAAGCAGTAATAGAAGAAAACCCTGATTACCCTGAGGAACAGGAATGAGTATTGATAATATTAAACCCGTAGAATGGGATTCATTGAGAAACGATTACGGTAAAGCCCCTCTACACCATAACTATGATATGGTTAACAAACCTCCCCACTATAATAAAGGTGATATAGAATGTATTGACGGTATTAAAGCTATGCTCTCTGAAGAAGAGTATATTGGATACCTTCGCGGGAACTCTCTGAAGTACCGTTGGAGGTATCCCTATAAAAATGGCGTAGAGGATTTAAATAAGGCTGCGTGGTACGAAAAAAAGTTATTGGAGCTTTACAGTGAAAAAGAAATTGGACCGTAAAGAGGAGCGCCGAGAACGATACAACCGTAAACAATTTAAGGGCAAGCCTTTAAAAGCTAATAAAAATTTTAAACGTTTAAAGACCCGTCAAATTCAAGAATTAGAAGCTCAAGAAGATATGAAGGACGTAGATTAATGGATCAATACCAACACTATATTCACAAAAGCAGGTACGCACGTTACTTAGATGATGAGAAGCGCCGAGAAACTTGGAAAGAAACTGTAGAAAGATATATTAATTTCTTTAAAGAAAGGAATCCTGATCAGTTTGAAATTGATTGGGATGATCTTTATGCTTCTATACATAGTCACGATATTATGCCTTCTATGCGCTGCATGATGACGGCAGGGGATGCTCTTAACCGCGATAACGTAGCAGGATATAACTGTTCTTATCTTCCTATTGACAATCCTCGCTCCTTCGATGAGCTAATGTATATCCTTCTAAATGGTACAGGAGTTGGTTTCAGCGTAGAAAGAGACTACGTTACTCAGCTACCAGTAGTTGCTGACAGTTTCCACGAAACCGAATCAACTATTATTGTATCCGATAGTAAGATTGGCTGGGCCTCTGCTTTCAGAGAACTTATTAGCCTTCTGTACGCTGGAAAAGTACCTAAGTGCGATTTAACTAGAGTACGTCCAGCAGGAGCTAGGTTAAAGACTTTTGGTGGTCGTGCCTCAGGACCAGAGCCTTTGGCAGATCTATTTAACTTTACAGTAGATCTATTCAAAGTTGCTGCTGGTAGGAAGCTTACGTCTCTTGAGTGCCATGATCTTGTATGTAAGATAGCTGACATTGTTGTAGTAGGAGGAGTACGTAGGTCTGCTTTGATTAGCTTGAGCAATGTCACAGACAACCGTATGTCTAATGCTAAGAATGGTGAGTGGTATTTGACTAACGGTCAACGAGCCTTGGCTAATAACAGTGCTGTTTATTCTGAAAAGCCAGACTTTGATACTTACGTAGGTGAAATGAAGCGTCTCTATGAAAGTAAATCAGGAGAGCGTGGTATCTTTAGCCGTGTAGCAGCTAAGAATGTGGCTGCTAGAAATGGTAGAAGAGATACGGATCACAAGTTTGGTACTAATCCTTGCTCTGAAATCATTCTCAGGCCGTATCAGTTCTGTAATCTTTCAGAAGTTGTAGTAAGATCTACAGATACGAAGCAGACTCTAAGGGTTAAAGTGCAGCGTGCTACAGTTCTAGGAACTTTACAGGCTACCTTGACAGATTTTAGATACCTTCGTAACATCTGGAAGCGTAATACTGAAGAGGAGGCTTTGCTTGGAGTTTCCCTAACAGGTATTATGGATTGTCCTATTACCAACGGCAGTGCAGGAGAAGTAGCTACCGCTAGATTCTTATCTGAGTTGCGGGAGATTGCTGTAGAGACTAATAAAGTTATGGCTAAGGAGCTTGGTATTAACCAATCTACTGCTGTAACCTGTGTTAAACCATCTGGTACGGTATCTCAGCTAACTGACAGTGCTTCTGGTATTCATCCAAGGTTTAGTGACTACTACATTAGGACTGTACGTGCAGATAAGAAAGATCCTTTAGCTACAGCTATGATCTCCTTTGGATTTCCCCATGAAGAAGACGTAATGAATAACTCTAACTGGGTATTCTCGTTTCCTCAGAAGTCTCCTGAAGGTTCTCTGACGGTAGATAGTCTTAGTTCTTTAGAACAGCTCAAACTCTGGAAGATCTATCAGGATAACTGGTGCGAGCATAAACCTTCAATGACATGTTACTACAATGATGATTCATTTTTTGCAGTATGTCAGTGGATCTGGGAAAACTTTGATAGCGTTAGTGGCATCAGCTTTCTTCCAGAGTCAGAGCATGTATATAAGCAGGCTCCTTATCAGAAGATAAGCCTAGAAGATTACAAAACTCTTAATGAAAAGATGCCCTTAGCTATGGACTGGGATCTTGAAGAAGATGAGGATAATACGGAAGGGGTACAGACACTTGCTTGCGTATCAGGGGTGTGTGAACTATGAGAGGGAATATAATTTCCTTTCAGGTTTTCTTTGATAGTAAAGGAAATTTAATGACAGAGCTTTCGGCATTCCCTGAGAATGAAATAAAAAATATTTTTACTGATACCTATATGCAGGCTTATGTAAAAACTATTCTCAGGGAGTGCCATTTAAAGCTTGATGATCTTCACAATCTTCTTGAGTCTAATATACAGGCTCTTAACTAACAGCTTTAATATTTAATTTTTGCCTAGCAACAATCTTATCACTTGTATCTAATATAAAATCACTATGTTTATTGAGCAAATCTATAACAGTCTTTTTTGTTTCTAAGTCGTCGTACTGGAGAATTTCACTTAAGACATTACCTAAGTAAGATACTGTCTCTGCATTAATTCTTAAAACAGCCGACTCAGGCGACTCAATAAACTCAATGTTTTCCATATTATACCTCTATATTTACAGTTGATCTGTCAGATGTGTAGTCTTGTAGTTTAACTGAGCCGTCTTGAAATTCATAGAAGATAGTCCGAAAAACTCTAGAAAGTCTATGCTCCTCCCCCAGTTTTTTATTCTCAGTCACGTACTCTATCTGACTACTTTTAGACCAAGTAGAAACTGGTATACTTGAAACAGGAGGTATCACCACTTAGCCTTATCAGCCCAGTAGGCTGCGCTCATCTTTCCTTTGGCAATGTTCTTAGCATGCCTAGCCTTAAAGCTTTTACGCTTCTTCTTCATCCTGTCAGACTCACCCTTCTTAGGCTTACCTGCGGTCTTAGCACCCTGCTCTCCAAATCTTATAAGCTTGAGCTTGTGTCCTTCTTGAGCTAAAACAACATGTGACTTCTTAGCGTGGTCAGGAGTTCTCTTAGGTTTGTTTACTCCCTTCAGTCTGTACTTCTTTAACATTCTTGATTTACGATCTTCGTGAGCCATTTATTTTCTTCTCCATATGCGTATACCGTAGATTGCAGCAAATACTGCAAGGATGAGCCACTGATACCAATCAGGGGTTTGGCTCAATGCTCTGAAGCCGTCTTCTACGTAGCTGACAGTACCGGGAATAAAGCTTAGGATTAAAGGGATACTAAGAATTAATAAAACAAATTCATCCTTCCAGCCTGAGTTCCTGATTTGCTCAAGTTCCCAAGAGTTGTCCATCTGCTGGCCTTTCATAGCCATTTCTAATTTAGTTTTATGTCTGGCAGCTTCTATCTCAAGCTTCTTAACCTTCTCCTCATGTTTACGTTCACCACGAGCAGAAACAGCATCTACTACCTTCCCACCTAAACCACCTATTAGTTCTTTTAGCATTCCCTCGCCTCTATATATAGTTAACCCAAGAAAAACTTTTTCTATTTTCTAAATAGGTTTCATCTTTTTCATTGGCGTAAGCTTCTTTTTCAAACGGAATAGACAAGTAAGCGTTTTCCCTTTTTACCAACCCTTTTATCCAGAACAATACATATAGAACATAGAAAGGGATGACCCACAGTTCTTGTTGCTGAGCTAAATGTATTTTTTCGTGAGCTACCATGTCTGTATCGTCTTTAAATTCTGGAACTATAAAAGCAAAAGGCCATAAAGCTATTCCTTTTCTCCCGCCGCTGAGGATTTTAGCAAATCTTGTATAGATAACCATTTTTATCTCCCTAATCCTGATCTTCCTCAATCTCTTTTTCAATAATTTTTATAATTTCTTCAATGACGGCTATATTAGTATCTATTTGCTGCCTCTGAAGAAGATTATTTCTAAGCTCTGAGTTATAAACCTCTAACTCAGCCTGTTTACTTCTAGAGTATCTATAAGAATTTAAATTAATAATCATTGTGACCAGAGGAAAAGAAATAGTCCTGCCATACAGACTGCAAAAGCTATTAAACCTGCAGCAAAATAAGTTAAAACTTCTTTAATCATTTTATTTCTTTTTGCTTTAGCTCTTTTTAACTCAGCTATGGCCTTCTTATGTTTTTCTTTAGACTCTTCTACCCTTGTCATTATCTCAGTATATTGTGAGCCTTGACCACTCATTAATAAACTATCTTTTAAGGCTCTATTAAAGCTTTCAGCCTGACGCTTTGCAAGTTGTAGCTGCATAGATTGTTTTACATCCAGTATGCCTCCTTTGGCCGTCTCTACTTCTTGTATCCTTTGTTCTACTTCTGAGTATTTACCTACTAGATTAGCCATATCAGAGGCATGACCGCCAGTTTCTTTTACGGTGGATAAAGCATCATTAAGAGATTTGAGAGTTGATATAACTGCTCCAATTGCTGCTGCTTCCCCAATGCCAAACATTAGTAGCTCCAGACTCTAGGTCTGGGTCTCCCTGCTGCGTCTTCTAAAATATCAAGATGAATGAATCTGGAAGTTCCTGTTTGATTTACCCCGATACCTGTGAAGTCCATCGCCAGAGACGCCTTCAGAAGCTCGTAGGCATTAGTTCCGCTGCAGGTAATATCAAGAGCTTTACCTGACGCATGTGCCCCTGGAGAGCTTTTACGGGCTTCTATGGGGTGGTCTGGGCAGCGATAGGCAGAGCTTATAATAAACGGAAAGCCTACCTTTTCTCGTAAAGCTTCAACACGCTGCATGAAGACTTGGTTCATCCCGTCATCGCCACAGTGTTGACAATGAAGCTCATCTACTGTAAAGTATTTATACATTTTGTCTCCTTAAAGCTTTTAAAACTTTACCACCCTGAGTAGCTAGTAGCCTTGAAGAATCTTTATTCTCTGGGTCAAACCTTGCATTTACAGATCTAACAGTAGAAGGATCAATAGCTACTACGACATCACCGGGTTTATCATCAAGCTCCGCAGCTTCACGCGCTAAATATATACCTTCGTTTAAAATGTCTAAATCAATTAAGTCCATTTCACCTCGATCAGAAGCTACAACAACATGATCTAGAATTCCAGATTCAATATCTAAAGATTCAATTTCTGCGTTTACAACATAATCTATATTATAATTTTCTTTTAACCAGTCTTTCAATATAAGCTGTACTTCTATGGGAGACTCTGGTTTATCCCAGAGTTTATTTATAATAACTCCCTTAGGTTTCTTTTTTAAGTTTAAACCAACTGCTATCATTTCAACTAAGCTGTCAGTATCTGTCATATTATCCTCAAGCGCCCTAAACTTGATACCTCTTTTTTGAAGCCATTCTTTAGCATTACCCCATTCTTTACCTTTATACGTAACTTTTGCTGTAGGTAAATGTATTTCTTCCCAACGACTATCTCTATCAGGCGTTATTTGAATATAATCTGTTTTATTTAAACGTACAGGATAAAGAGAAGCCCCACCGTCTGGATCATTGTATGGCCGACTTACAGCATAAGCAGTAGATACCTTAGGATCTTTTGAAAAGAAAGTACCCTTTCGTGGATTACGAATATTAGCTCCAGTGCCATGATAATATATTGTAGGATCAAAGTTTAAAGCATCTGCGTCAGCTTGTCTTTCTGCAACAGATTTATCAGGAAGATCTAAATATTTTTTAATATCTTCGACATCATCTATTCCTTCTTCTGGTACTCTATTGATTCGTGTATCCCATTCAGCATCAGAAATATTTTCTTCAACTAATTTATTTTCTTTTAAGACATTGCTAATATTATATGTAATATCTGCACGGTTAGAAATTTCAAAACCTACTTCATTTGCCTCCTGAAAGGTTTTTATTTCATCATCTGTATAACCCCTAGCTATACTAAACTCTGTGCCCGGCTGAAGTACACCATCTTTAAAATGTTCAGGAAATTTTTCTTGTAGCTCTGGTAAAGAAAGATCATTTTTTTCTTCTAAAAGAGCCTTAGTTTCTAATTTTATAAATTTAAAAACTACTGGATCTTCAAACTCAGAAGGCATATCAACCTCATCTGTATGAGGCGCTAAAATTTCTTTAGCAGATTTTTCAGCATCCCGAGCACTTACAGGTGCTTTAGAATAAGTTTTAATAATTTCAGCAATTTCTTCTTCTGGAGATAAAAACTTTTTAATTCCTCTTGCTACAAAACCCCCTATCACTAAACCTAACCTTTCTAAAGGATCTACTTCCCCTCCTTTACCAAAACCTAAGCGTCTTAAAGGATCTTCTACATCTACAAAAGCTGTACCTGCCTGTTGATCGTAAGGAACTCCTGTCATTTTATCTATACGTTCATCAGGCTCTTTAGCAGCCCTATCTATAGCAACCTCTCCTCCTTTACTAAAGCTTCTTAAAGAAGGCTCTGGTTTAAATAGATCTCTAAAGAATCCTCTTATGTCTTTCCGAGTCTCTTGAGACATTGCATTATAATACGGAATAAGTTTAGCTCCCATTCTTCCGTAATCATCGGTACGTAAAGTAATAGCAACATCACTAGCTGTAGGTCCAAAAGCAGCCCCTGCTGCAATAGTAGGACCATAGTATTCTTCAGTCTGTTGCATTCTAGAATAAATATCTAGCATTAAGCCTTGACCGCCCCAACGGCCTAAAGCATCTCTTTGAGATTCCCAGAAACTTTTATCTTCAAACTCTGGGTTTTGTGTAAATGCAGCATTTCTGGCATAGTTAGTAAAGTTAGCTACTCCCTGTAAAGTAAGAGCAGCCCCTACTATTTTAGTAGCTCCTGTAATATCTCCATTTAAGGATGTCCTTGCAACCCTCCTAACCATATCTTTTAATACTGTGTTAGTAAAAGCCGCCGGATAAGCAGAAAGCTGGAACAATAGACTTGTAAAAGGATTAGCCGTTAAAGCTAAAGATTTTAAACCTGCTTCTCTAGAAGTATTTAAAACTATTTCGTTAGTATAGCGAGCAGCCCCTCTATCAACAATATAATTAAAAGGATCTTTTATTGTCATATCACCTTTAGTTCTTTTAAGCCAATCTAACCCTACTTCTACATCTACATTAAGTTCCTTTAACTCATCTATTTTTCTTTGTATACGCGCAGAAGGATCTTTACCTAAAGTTCTAAATTTTTCAACAGCCTTTAAATTATCTGTAATAATATCTCGACCTACGTTAAAGCTAGTCAACTGTACTAATTTTGTCCAAGGCTCAAGTAAAGTACCGTACCTAAAGAAAAGTTGATTTCCTCTAGCTAATGTTTTATTCCCTATCATTTCACCAGATAACCTATCTACTTGATCTGTAGCTGCTAAATCTAAAGCAATTCCAAATCTTTGCATATGCCTAAAAGCTTCAGGCGTAGATAAATTATGATCATTTTTAAGACCATTAACTACATTATAAGTAACAGCATCCTTAGCGGCTTTAGAGGCTTTACCAAAATTCTTAATTGTATTAACAAAACCGCCTCTGTTCATGTTAATAAATAGCTCAGTAATACTGCTTAAGGTAGCTAGAGGTAAAAGAGAGAATCTTTGAAAGCTGGATATACTATCTATAGCTAAGTTACTTTCTGCTGCACCCTCACCAGTCTGTTGTCTCCAGACCGTCTGAAGGTCTTTCATAGCTTTAAGTCCTTGAACATCTCCTAACTCATTGTAAATTCTTTTACGATATTTTTTTCTAAACTTTTCCCAACTAGAAGCACCGAACATACGTTTACGTGCAAGCTGTCTACTAGCTTGTGCATAATAAGCATTTAAAACATTTTGAGGATTAGTATCTAAAAACTTAGTAAAGTCAGAATCTTTAAGTTTAGTAAATTGTCTTTTTGCCAAGAAAGTAGCACCAGTGCCGGGAGTATCTCCGTACTGATTCTGTTTCTCTAACATCTCTCTCCAAATATCTCTACCTTCTCCGTAGTTTTTAGCTTCTCCTGCCTCAACTAAAAGATCAATAAAGTCATCTTGGTTATTCTTAATAGCGTCTCTATTCCATACTCTAGGAAAATAATTTTCAATCTGCTTAGAAAGATCTAAAAGCTTATTATCTCTAAGTCTTTTAGCGATAGAATCTAAATCTTTTCTTATTGTTAAAGCAGCCGCATTAATAATATCATCTTTAGAAGCTTCTCCTCTTATAGCCTTTATTAAAGAAACGTAAGCCTCATCTCTAGCTTTACCAGTAGTTACTTTTAGAATAGGATCTAAGGCATATTTCATACGAACATGATAATCTCCAAAGATACTATTAAAAGATTCAGAGTAATCTGAAAACTCTGTTTCTCTTTCGCCTACCCAAGCACGATTAGAATCGTACCTGAATCTTTTCTGAAGTTCTTTAATTGTTTTAGATTTTTTAGCGTGAGGATCTAGTAATGAAGATATTCTACCTCCGTAGTAAGCAGGTAACGCAAAGCTTTTATCGACAATATTAGATAAAGCTGATATAATGCCTGTTCTTGTAGTAGTTTTTTTCTTAAACTCTATTTCTAACTCTTCTTTTAAAGCCGCTGTTCCGTCAGCACTTAAGCCTTTCTTGGATGCAAAACTTTCTACTATATCAGTTACATCTTCCCATTCAGCTTCAAAGGTATCACTAATTCTAGCTGGAAGACCCGGTAAATCTCTTCTTTGTTTACCTTCAAAAATACCGTCAATTAAATCTTCTACATCTTCATCCATAGAACCTGTATGATCATTAAAATCTTTAGAATTTAAGGTATTAGGATTAGAAGAGTTTTCTAAAGACGATAGCTCTTCATTATTAACAAGATTGTTTCTGGAGCTTCTTAATTTATTTAAAGCTGCTCCTATACCAACTGCAGCCCCAGCACCTAAAACACCAGTGCCTAAGGCTGTTCCTAAAACAATATTTTTATCTACTTCTGTAGTATCCTGTAGTTTTACAGCAATATCTCTACTTTGTGTATAATAATTCTCTAAAGCTCCAAAAGAAGATCCTTCGACAAAACCTATAGTGCCTTCAGTCAGTATTCTTTTGTAAGCTGTATCGCCAGTTTCTTTAACAGCCTCTTTTACTAAAGCTTTTCCAGCTTGCTTTGCAGCCGCCTGAGTAGCACCACGGGCTACTGCACTACCTGCGCCGAAAGTAAAAGGAGCAGCAGCTATAAAAGCTAAGTTAACAGGATCAGTAACTATATCTGTACCTATCTCTTTCGCGGCTCTTATAAACTCCGAAACAGTTTCTACATCTACAGAATCAAAACGCTGTCTAGTTCTCCTATAAGATTCTAAAACCTCTTCAGGAGCATCCTTCATAGCATTACCTACCGTATAAAGATCTAATATTTTATAGTCTTCGTTTCTTAATTTTTCTATAACATCAGGTCTTTCATCATCTCCATATAAATAATTTAAAAAAGGCTTGGCCTCTTCATAAAAAGAAGAATCATTTCTAAGTTCAGATAAAGTAGTAGGCGACAGAGATTTAAAAGAATCTCTGTTATTTTTAACAGCACTCAAATAATCGTCTAAATTTACATCCTTTTCAGGATAAAGTTCTTCACCAAATAATGGCATATTATTCTCCGCTTCTTTCTAAGTAGTCTTCAGGTGTACCTGCTCCTGCCTCAGTATTCCAAAACTTTTTCCAGTGCTTTGCTCTTTCTTCTTTAGTATCAGGAATGGGTTCAGGATCAAGAGAAAGAAGAAGCCTAGCAACCACAGCACTTGCTCTATCATCTTGTAAATCTGAATAAGTAAGCTCTCGTAAAGGTACACCTATAGTCTCTTTAAGATACTCATCAGCAATAGCAACATTCTTTTTAAACTTTTTAAATTCATTTGGAGTAGTTGCTCTTTTTTGTACTTCATCGAAAGCTATTTTATCTATTTGAAATATACCTACTGACCCTATTGCATTTCCTTCTTTATCTCTAGTTGGGGTATAAGAACCTTTAGTTCTTCCAAAATTAGATTCTGTAGAAGCAATACCACTTAAGTAAGTTTCTGCATTTTCAGGGTTTTCAAATAATGCAGAAACTTCTGAAATAATTCTTTTATTTTCATATGGTGTGTTTCGCTTTATTTCAGACTCATTCAACCAATTCTTTTTTTTTTCCTCAGGTACTGGATCTTCAACTAAAGGCTGGTCACCTTCTGGATTTAAAAGACTTCCCGGTACTACACGACTTCTATGTTTCATGTAAAAATCTCGCATCTTAGCCTGTCGTTCTTTTTCACTTCCAAATTCCACCCCCGGAAGATCAGTAGTTCTTAAAATACTATCTAGATCACTATAAGCTTGTGCAGTTTTGGGGTTTCTTAAAATACTGTTTTTATTTTTAAATATATTTTCCCTTTCAATACCGGGATTAGCTTTTAAAATAGCAGCTTCAAGCGTTTCTATTTTAGTTGCTCTACTATCTATAGATGCTTGGACACGTTGTTTTTCATCGCCTTCAAACATATTTAAACTAAAGTTTTCATCAAACCAATCACCTTTAAAAGGTTTAGGCATCCCTTTAGTAAGACCTTTAGTACCAACACCTGCAGTACCAACAACTGAAATAACTAAACCTTCTTTATCGTCATTAACTTTAATAGATAAATCATCAGGTAACTTAGCTGCTGCATCTTCAGGTTTATCTCCAACATCTTTAGTACCTGTAGCATCTGCATCACCTCCAGTACCTGCATCACCTCCAGTACCTGTAGGTTTCGCTTGTTCTAAATAATCATCTAAGTTTGTAGTTGCTTCTGGTGCTTCTTTATAAGCTTTTAAAGCATCAATAAAACTTACACCTTCATAATGCAGCGGTTCATTCTTAGGATTTTTTGCGCTTTCAGTTAAAGAAGCAATCAGTTTATTTTGTTGTCCTTCTGACAAAGATGTAAAATCTCTAAAAGAATTCTTTAATAAAGCCTTAGTACTGGCTTTTGACATATCTCTAGAAATAAAGTTATGTGCTCCCTCTGACCAGATAGCATCTAAAATATATAAATCTGCATTTTCTTTAAACCTTTGATGAGGAAAACCTGCTTTTGCTGTATCAATATCACCCTCTGTAAAATGCCCATTAACATGCTGCTTCCAGATCGCTGCGGTAAGATTGTTTTTTTCTCGCGTACTCATTGAACCATACTCAGGGCCATTAAATACTTCAAGAACATCTGCTAGATAAGAAAACCTATTCTCTTTATATGCGACATCATTACCTCTATAAATTGCCTCTAAGATTTTTCTTTCTTTGTCTCTAAATTCATCATCAGTAATAGCAGCAAGGGAGCTATCTATATCA